TTAACGATCGGACCGGTCGCCTGGCCCGTGGCGGCATTCAATCCGCTCGGCACGTCGAGTGCGAGAACCGGCCTGCCGCAGGCATTCATCCGCTCGATCCAGTCTGCATAGGCGCCGGTGATCGGCCGGGCCAGGCCGATGCCGAACAGGCCGTCGATGATGAGACCTGGTTCCGTGGCCGGATAATTGCGCAGGCAGGTGCCGCCGGCAGCCAGCCAGGCGGTATGCGCCCGCCGTGCCGCGCCCGGCAACAGGGCCGGATCGCCGGCAAACAGGACATACGGCGTATGTTTGGCTTCCTTGAGCAGGCGGGCGACGACAAAAGCATCCCCGCCGTTGTTGCCGGGTCCGGCAATGATCAATGTGGGGTGGGGGCCGGTTCCAGTTCCGGCGAGCATCTCCTGCGCCACCCGGGCGGCGCCGGAGCCGGCGCGTTCCATTAGCGAAGGGGTGATCGAGGCATGGTCTGCCTCGATGGCACGCAGCGCCGCATCTTGCAGAATGGGTAGGCTCATGTTGGCAATTGTAGTCCTCCGCGATGTTACAGTGGAGCAATAATGCGGAGGTAACATTCATGGATCTGAACGGCATTCTGCCCGAACTGGTCGCGCGCATCGCCAGCGTGCGCCGCGATCTGCACGCCCACCCCGAACTGGCTTTTGCCGAAACGCGCACGGCCGGGGTGGTGGCAAACCATCTGAAGAAACTGGGCCTCGAAGTCCATGAGGGGATGGCCGGCACCGGCGTGGTGGCGCGTCTCAAACTCGGCAACAGTGCGCGCGCCATCGGCCTGCGCGCCGACATGGACGCCTTGCCGCTGCCCGAGCTGAATACCTTTCCGCACCGCTCGCGCCATCCGGACCGTATGCACGCCTGCGGCCATGACGGTCATACGGCGATGCTGCTGGGCGCAGCCGAGGCATTGCAGCAGCTGAGCGCGAGCAACAACTTCGATGGCACGGTTTATTTCATTTTCCAGCCCGCCGAAGAGCACGAAGGCGGTGGGCGCGTCATGGTGGAAGAGGGGCTGTTCGAGCGCTTCCCGATGCAGATGGTGTTTGGCCTGCATAACTGGCCCGGTCTGGCGGCGGGCAGCATGGCTGTGATGGAAGGCCCGGTGATGGCGGGCGCCGACCGCTTCGAGATCAACATCACCGCGCGCGGCGCCCACGCCGCCATGCCGCACCTGGGGACGGACGCCATCCTGGCCGGCGCCTCCCTGGTGCAGGCCGTGCAGTCGCTGGTCAGCCGCGGCACCGATCCGCAGGAAGCGGCAGTCGTCAGCGTGACGCGCTTCCATGCCGGCCATGCCGACAACATCCTGCCCGAGCAGGCCGTGCTGGGCGGAACGGTGCGGACTTTTCGGGTTGGACTGCAGGATGCGCTGGAAGAAGGGCTTGGCCGCATCTGCACCGGCATCGAAACCACGCATCGGGTGCGGGCCGAACTGCACTTCGCGCGCGGCTATCCGCCCACCATCAATGCCGCGGAACCCACCGCAGTCTGTCGCCAGGTGGCGCGGCAGATCGTCGGCGACGAGCACGTCTTTTCAAACATGAAGCCGAGCATGGGCGCCGAAGACTTCGCCTATCTGGCCAATGCGGTGCCGGGTTGCTATGTCTGGCTGGGCAACGGCAGCGGCGCAGGTGGCTGCCTGCTGCACAGCCCGCATTACGACTTCAACGACGAGATCATCGCCACCGGAATTCGCTACTGGGTGCGGCTGGTGGAGACCACCCTGGCACGACAGTAGTCAGCAACAACTGGAATTATTTGGAGGCGCGACCCGGAATCGAACCGAGGTACACGGCTTTGCAGGCCGTTCGGTTTTGGTCTATGCCTGGCTTTGCGCCGGTTAGCCACCGATGGCGGCCAGATCGGGCAGGGCGCGCTTTCTATAACGGCTTGTCTGGCTGGCCTCCGTGCGCTGGCGGCGCTTCGTCCCGCTCGCTGCAACTTCGATGCGCTCGGCTGTCTGCTCGCGGATACGTTGCCGCAGATATTCTGCAAGATCATCCTCGATCATAACCCAGGCGCGCCCGATCTTGGCGGCAGGAATAGTGCCGTCCTCGATCAGTGCCCGCACGGTGGTGGGGTCAGTGGCCAGTAGTTCGGCGGCGGTGTCCAGGGTGTGGGTTTTCACTGTTGATCGCTTTCTGTGTGTATTTGTCGGCTTGTTCGGAGTTAGGCACCTTTATCGGTGTCTAATATTAAGTTGTGCGTCAAAATCCGCCATGCGCTTGCTGCCACGCGCGGAACCTGTCCGTTGCCAAGGCAGCGCAGTCTGTCCACCCGCTTGGCCACCCCATAAGCCACTCGACCCACGTCGGGTTCAGTTGGCCAGTCGAGGTCTGCTGCATTCCTTCGAGCTCGGCTATTTGGCTCGCCAGCGTGTCCGCTTTCCCGTTGTGTCGCCCGCCGCACTTCGTCCCAATCGAGGCCGTCGGCGTCATGTACCGCTTCACGGCTGCCGGCAGTCCGTTCCTTGGGTTCGTCGTGTCGAAATTGCCGCGCTTCTCCGCGTCGTTCGCCCTGGGTGTCGGCCACAATCCAGATTCGGTCCCGCTTGTGCGGTGCGCCTGTGTCGTCTGCTCCCAGCACTCCCCATCGCGCATCGAACCCCATCGAGGCCAAGTCCCCGAGAACTCGTTCAAGTTCCCGAGTAGTGAGCATTGGCGAGTTCTCCACAAAGACGAACCGCGGTCGAACTTCGCAAATGATCCGGGCCATTTCCAGCCAAAGCCCGCTGGCTTCTCCGTCAATTCCTGCGCCCTTCCCGGCTGCGGAAATGTCGGTGCAGGGAAATCCGCCGCTGACAACCTGCACACGTCCGCGCCATGGGTGGCCGTCGAAGGTCCGCACGTCGTCCCAGATCGGGAAGGCTGGCAACAGTCCGTCGCGTTGCCGAGCGAGCAGCACGCTTCTGGCGTAGGCATCAACTTCAACAGCGCAGACGGTGCGCCAGCCAAGCAAGTGCCCTCCCAAGATGCCGCCTCCTGCCCCTGCAAAAAGTGCCAACTCATTCATTCGTTCTCCGTAGTTACGTTTTGACGCACAACCCGTCGTGCGAAGGGACGCGCCGCGATAAAGCCGCGTCGCGCCCCTCCACTCTGTCGTTGGGCGTCACAAACCAGCCCGCTTCCTGAACTCGCCTCTCCACCAGAACTGCGGGCGCTTGTAGCCTTCCGGTTGTGGCAAGTGTGCGTCGCTCGGCTCAAACTCACCGCGCTCGCCAAGCAGCCATTCCAACGCCTCTCGCGGAACAACAACTCCGTCGCCGCCAGGTGCTGATCTGTGCTCAATCAAAACATCCCATGCACAAATCAACCACCCAAGGCGTCGGTGCCATTCGTCGCGGTCGTCGGTCGCGGTGGTGTCGTGGTCACGCACAGCGCGAATCATCTCCGACGTCAGCGCCAGAGGCATCGATACTGTCACTTCGGTTGCCATCTCATCTCCTTTCAAGTACCGCCCAACCCGGCGGTCAACGCGGACCTTCGCAAGCTGCGCTTGCTCGGCCCGTTACCTCAGCGTTAGGTTTCTCGTAGTCATGTCTGTAGCCAGCCAGCATTCGCCGGAAAGCAACTGTCGTGGTAATGCGAAGGCTTCCCTTCCCAAACAATTTCCCGTCCGGGTCTTTCCACTGGCGCGTGTAGAAAATTCGCTCGGGAAACCGCCCCGGCCTATGAATGCTTTCTACCGTCAGCAGCATTTCGCCGTGAGCGTCCGCCACGCTAATCGCGCCGTCAAAACCATCCGGCTCGTGCCGCACTCCGGGCCTCCATGTTTCTGTTTTGGTAGGGCCGTCATAGTCAAACAGTTCAACCGTTTCGCGTACAAATGGATATTCAACGCTGTATGTTTCTGCAACCGCAATTTGTTGTTTCATTTCGTTCTCCGTAGCTCGCCGAAACCTAACCCGGCGTTTGAGTCGGACGCTCCGCAAGCGTCGCGCCGCTCAACTCTGCGTTATGCGTCTGCTCCAGCGCTTCGATTCTCGCTTCCGCCTCGAAGTGTTTGCGGGCATCCCACGTCCTGCCGTTCAAACCATCAACGGCACGCTTGGCGCGGTACGCCAGAATCAGCATGTTGGCTTGAGTAAGTGCCTGCCCGAGTTCTTCGTAGGTCAGGCACCGCCGGTATTTGTTGCAGGCATCGCCGGTTTGCGTCATGTACCGCACGGGGCGTCCGCAGCCGCATAACATTTCTGTCAACACGGACGCTGCGCCAGCGGGCGTCGCGTCCTTCGTAGCGCTCTTGGTCGTCATGCCTTCGTTCCTACTCGCGTGGGCGCAGCGCCGGTTACATCAACGTTAGAGCGCGCCCTTATTGCGGACGCAAATAATTGCCGCGTGCGTAAATCCTTCTGTTGTTTCATGCACACCTTCGCGCATGCCTCGCGCTCTGCCTGTTGCGCCGCTTCCCAGACCTTTCTTGCAAAAGTCAGGTGGTCACAAGCCGCTACGCCAGACTCTTGCTTGTCGAGCCATTCATCAGCCGCTTCCGCTGGAATTAGCGAGCTATCACTTCCATCAAAAAGTTCGTGCATCGTTGCCATTTCGGTTCTCCTTTAATCGTTGGCTCTAACTATCCCATCGAGGGGATTCGCTGCGCTCACCCCTCATGGCCGGCGTTATGCGTCGTTGCCAATGGCCGACCCTCCAGCCGCATTCCAAACGCTCCCCGTGATTGCCGAGACGGTCTCTGTCGGGTCTCGCAGCACGCCGATCTGGTACATCGCCAGCACAATGCGCCTCCGGTCTTCGCCGCTGGAATGGTCAGGCTCCCACTGGCGCAAAATCTCCAGCAGATCAACCATCGTTGTGCGTAGGCCGTCAATTTCGTCCGCAGCCTTCGCAAGCATGGCGTTTTTGCTGTAGCCGGTTCCTACTTCCGTGTGGTGCCTCAAATCATTTGTGTCGAGCATTTCGTTCTCCGTGGTTGCGCCGCATAACACGGCGGTCGTGTGGGACCTGCGCGAAAAGCCGCGCAGGCCCCACACCTAAGCGTTATGCCTCAAGACCAGCCCGGTTCCGTTGCACGGCTTGCACTTCCACGGATACGCATACCCGCTGCCGTTGCAGTTCGGACAATCAACTGCGTCCGGGTGCATTTCAAACTTCCGCTGGTTCGCGCATTCGGTTGGCTTGTACGGGTACGCACAAACCTTTTCCGCGCTGCATGTTTCGCATCTTCCATTCATGGCTTCTTCGCCTCCATCGCCAAGTAGATTTTCTCCAGCAGCGCCGCCGACAAAACAAAATCCCCGCGTGCCAGCATGATGTCGTGTGCCGCTCCGATCATTTCCCGTGTTACCGCCGTCCCGCCAACGCCGAGTTTCTTGAACTCGACCACCCAGACCCACGGATTCGCGTCGTGCGATTTTTCTCCGTTGATGGACTTCCAAAGGCTCCAGAAGCTGTGGCGCGGATCGCCGAAGGTGTGGCCTTCGTCATTGTGGTTGTAGTCGATCCATCGGTAATCTGTTTCAGAGACACGCTGCAGCCCAACGCCCTCGGCCTCGGCGTCCTCGCGGCTGATGTAGGCAAGCCGCTCGACACGGACGGCGACGATCTCCAGCAGGATGCGCGAGGCCCATCGTGGCATGTGGATAGAGGGCCGCCATCCGGCCTCGGTGCGCTCGTCAGTGGCTCGATACAGGGGCATGATGCCGGCGTCAAAGTCGTGTTTATCGCCTTGCCACGCCTCCCGCACCCAAAGCCGGTCGCCGGTCTGGCCGTAGGGGCAGATGCGGTCTATAACGTGCTGCTGCTCTCTGACCAACTCACAGCCGGCCATATCGCAACCAAAATCTGGGTGTTTGCGGTTCTTGTAAATCCGCCGCGTCTGCGTCTTCTGGCCTTCGAGGATGGCGCGCACCATCGGCGCGCTGAATAGGATCGGGCGCTCTTTCATGATGCCCTCGCCTTCAGCATGGCGTTAGAGGTGTTCTTTTCCCAATGAAGGCATGCGTGCTCATCCCAGATTGGTGGGTTGCTGTACGATTCAAAGAGTCGTCCGCATTTCGCGCATTTCCACCACCCACGCTCGACGGCCGGCAACTTGAAGTCGGTCGGCATCATTCCGCCTGTGGCAAATTTCTTCGTAGTGTCCACCGTCACGCCTCTAACCCGTCGTTCTGCATCACGAAATCCGCACCTCGCGGCCTTCATCGACGATGAAGAGGTTCACGTCGGCCAGTCTGTATTGCCCGCCGGGGCCGCCTTGCACAAGATAGGCCAGCGGGTTGCCGGCCTCGACGAAAACTTCAAACAATTTCCCCTTCTCGCCCTGGCCGTAGTACTTGCTCGACCGCTTGATCTTGGCGTAAAGCTGCTGTCCGCTGCGCACCTTCTCAGCCTTCGAGCGGTCGTAGCTCTCGGCTTCTGCTCGGCCTTCTGGTGTTCCCATGTCTAAAATCCTGAAGCTGCTGCCTTCCATGTCGTTCTCCTTGTCAGTCGCGGCGCTGTTGGGCCAGCGCGGCCATGGCTTACTCAAACGGGTTCATCGCCCGCCATCCCCAGCGTACGCACAGGCTGGTGGCGATGATTGCGCCGGCGATGACTCCGGCGATGAAACAGGCATCAGGCATGGGCGCTATCCTTGATCGGGGTGGTGCTGCGGATTTTGATGGCCAGGGCTACCCAGGCGATGTTGCCGGCGACCAGGGCCATGCCGCCGATCAGGCTGGCCCATTGTCCGAGTGCTGGGTAGTAGATGAGATTCCACATCCCCCAGGCGCTGAAGAATGCGGTGGTGGGCCAATAAACACCGGACAGCGTGCGGTCGCGCCGCAGCTGCAGCCAGTTGCGCCAGGTGAAGTAGGCGCCGACCAGCTGAAAGCTGCCGTTGATGAGGTCGGGCCACATCCTAGAAGGGCACGTCGTCAAAGTCATTGAACCCACCTGCTGCGGGCGCACTTGGCGAGGCAGCTGGTGCAGCGGCGGGTGCCGTCGTGTTCGCGGGCTGGGCGGGCTGGGCTGCGCCGCCGGCGAATTCCAGGTCGATGATGCGGCCGACGAGTTTCTCGCCGCGCGTGCCGTCCTTGCGCGCAAAGGTTTCGATGTGCGGGTCGGACAGCGTGACGCCGAGCGCGGTGCCCTTGAGCAGGTGCGGCTTGAGGGCCTCGGCGCGCTTGCCAAAGATGGCGCCGTCGAGCCATTGCGTCGGACGCTTGCCGTCGGCGGCTTTGGCGCCGTAGTTGAAGGCCAGAGCCAGATTGGCAACGGCGGTGCCATCGGGCAGGTAGTGCAGTTCGCAGTCGCGGCCGAGGCGCGCTATTCCGGTGAGGAGCATGGTTATCCTTTCAGTTGGTGACGGGTGACGGTGACGCCGGGCTTCTGGTCGATGACGCTGGTGCCGTCCGGCAGGGCGGGATGCTGCGGCGCTTCGGGGATGAAGCCGCTGCCTTTGCCGCCGGTGATCTTGAGGTGATCGACTTCGACCTTGGCGCTGTTGATGATGGTCTGCGCGACATCGGAGACGGCCTTGGCGCGCTCGATGTCCATCGGGTTGGTCGGGTCCTTGAGGGCGCGCAGGGTGTCGAACAGGTGGCCGCGCAGGGCGGTGATGGTGTTGCCGGTCATGGGGTGGCTTCCTTGCGGGTGGCAATGGTGATGCGTCGCACGATGGCGCGCTTGAGGTTGACGACTTCCTTGATCGCGGGCGGCAGGTGGTGCACCGAGTTGCGGCGCATGTTGTCGGCCAGGCTGATGAGTTGCAGGTTGTCGAGGCGGATGTCGGTCTTGTCACCATTGGTGAAGATGAGGCGGAAGCCGGGCGGGATGGCGCGGCTGGCTTCGCGCCAGATGATGTGATGCACGGGCACCCAGTCGCGCGGCGGGTAGCCGGTGTCGGTGAGCTTGCGCTGCAGGTAGCCTTCCTTGCTGAGGCGCTCGGCGCCGACGGGTTGCCAGTTGGGCGGTCGGGTGCCGGGTTTGAACTGCGTCTCGGCCATGCGCCCGGGGGCCCAGCCGGGCCGGCGCAGGCCCTTGTTGGCGGGAACGTGGCCCTTGGGAAAGCGGCTGGCCGCGCCGACGTTGTCGCCCCGGCGCAGACGGCAGGCGGATTCGCTGGCCAGGTAGGCGGCCGATTTCTTGAGGCCCTGCAGCTTGGCCATGGAATAGACGGCGCGCGTGCTGCGGCCGAGTTGCGCGGCCACGTCAGCGGTCGGCAGATCCGGGTAGGTCTGGCGCAACAATTCGAGGTCGCGCGCGGACCAGGTCGAGCCGTTCATGCAGCCTCCGCAGCCACCGGGAACGGCCAGTCGCCCAGGGGTTTAACCGGCGCAGCCGGTTCGTTCGCCGACGCAGTCGGCGCTGGAGCGGTCTTGGCTTTGCCCTTCGCCGCGGCCGTTTTCTTGCCCTTCGGTTTCGTCGGCGCAGCCGGGTTCGCGCCCCCTTTCCCGTGCGCTTGCGCAGCTTGCGTGGGGTCGGCGGCCGTCAGGAAGGCGGCGAGATCCTCGAGGATGAAGGGGCGGTCGCGCTTGGGGTCGTAATTCCAGCGATTGACCTGCAGTTCTTCGGCCGTCATGCCGTCGAGCAGGTAGGCGAGCGCGGTACCGGGCGACCACTGGCGCATGGCGGCGGCGGTGGCTTCCATGATGGCGGTGCCGTTGTCGTCGTCGCTGGTCTCCTCGGGCAGGGTTACGCCAAACCGCTTAAGGCGCGGTGCGTCGGGCTCGCCGTTGTAGCTGTAGTCCAGGCGCATGCTGGCCACGGCCAGCAGGTTGAGCACGTGATCGGCATTCAGATAGCCCTCATCGTAGAGGGTGCGCGCGCGCGCAAACAGCGTATCGGCCAGGGCCTTGCGCCGCTCACCTTCGGCTTCGGCCGCGGCTTCGCGGGCCGCGGCCTCGGCTTGCTGCTGCGCTCGCGCCGCGGCTTTTTCGGCGCTGGCTTGATCTGCAGCAGTCTCTGGCTGCGGGTCGGGTTGGTAACCGGCTTGCTGCAGCGCCCGGGCCAGTGCCGTGGGTTCGGCCAGTTCGAGCATGTCGCCATCGCGCGACTCGACCAGGGCGGCGACGGGCGCCGCGTCACCGAGGATCTGGCGGTAGGTGCGGTCCTCGGGATCGCCCGGCACGTCCATGTCGATGCTGACGTAGGTGCCGCGGTCGATGTCACGTGGCCCCCATGGCATCAGTTCGCGCGCGGCTTCGCCGGTGAAGACCTGAATGCCGTTCGCCTCGGCAGAGACAATCAGCTGGGCGCGGCGCGCGGTTTTCTTTTCGTCGAAGCACGGGATGTCCGTGCAGACGTGTGCATCGATGCCGTCGGCCGTCATGACCAGGTCGTTGCCGGCGCGCTTGGGACAGGCGCTGCAGCTGCCGGCGACCGGGCACAGCGTCGCGTCGTCGAGTGGCCAGGTGGCGTCGTGCAGTTCGACGGTGAAATTGCGTTGCAGGGTGGCCTTGGCGGCGCGATAGGACAGCGGCACGCCGTCATAGCCGTTGATGACCGAGGCCAGCGCCTTGGCCTGCAGGGAGGCCGGCACGCGCGCGATCAGCAGCGCGGTGCTGGCGTCGAGGTTGCTGGCGAAGAAAGCCTCGCGGGCCGGTTGACCGAGCGCGAGCAGTTTGAGGCGGGCATAGACATAGCCCCTGCTCTTGCCGATCTTGGCGGCGATGGTGTCGGCGCTGTAGCCGTGGCGCTGCATCAGCTGCTGATAGCCTTCGGCTTCTTCAAGCGGATGCACGTCGCGGCGCTGCAGGTTTTCGATGACCTGGATTTCGAGCACCTGCTTGTCGTCGAGCTCGCGCCAGAAGCCGGGGATCTCGGTCAGGCCGGCCGCCTGGGCGGCGCGCCAGCGGCATTCGCCGACGACGATTTCATACTGCGGGTGACGGTCGTCGCCATCGGCGCGGCGCTTGTTGAATTCCAGAAAGTTCTCGAACGGCAGCGGCCGCACGGTGATGGGCTGAATCAGCCCGTGGGACTTGATCGATTCGGCCAGCTCGGCGAGGTAGGCGTCGTCAAAGTGTTTGCGCGGGTTGCTGGGCGAGGGAACGATCTCGCCCATTGGCAGCATGGCTACGGCAACCGCGTCAGCGGGTAAGGGTGCATTCATGGACGATCTCCTGTGTGGTGTGACGGACGAAATGTCTTGGTGAGGTCACCGGCGATGCAGCGGCCGCGCCGGCGCAGCAGGTTGGCGAGGCGAGTGCGATCTTGGTGGCTGTGGCTGGCCTGACGCAGCAGGCCGAAGTAGCTGTTGGCGGTGGCGAAGAGGCTCTCGGCCGGCATGGCGGCCGCCCTGCGCAGGGCCTCGTGATAGGTGCGCCGGCGCATGGTGCGGCGCCATGGCTGGATGATCTGGCCGACGAAGTCGATGCCGCGTGCGACCGGCTGCAAAATGGTCTTGGTCGGGTTGAGCCTGGCCGCCAGCACCATGTCGAGGAAGTCCTCGATATGGTGTTTGGCCTGATTCAGCCAGCGCGGATCCTCGTGTAGCAGGATGAAGTCATCGACGTAGCGGATGTAGTGCCGCGCCTTGATCTGGTGTTTGACGTACTGGTCGAGCGCGTCGAGATAGACGTTGGCAAAGAACTGGCTGGAGAGGTTGCCGATTGGCAGGCCATGCCACTCGTCCTGGTTAAACAGGCTCTTGTGCGGCGGGATCTTCGCCAGCAGGCTGGGTGGCGAATGGATCTGCGCGCCCTGGCGCGGGTCGTGAAAGAGGATGGTTTCTGCCAGGTGCAGCCACCACGGTTCGGCAATGCGCCGGGCCAGCAGATCACGCAGGATGCGTTTGTCGATGCTGACGAAGAAGTTGGCCAGGTCGAGCTTGAGGTAGTGGGCCGGGCGGCTCCAGTTCTGCGTGATGGAGCGCACCTTGGCTTCGAGCCGCTTGGCGCCGTACAGGGTGCCGCGACCGGGGATGCAGGCGCAGCTGTCGGCAATGAAGGTGGCCTCGATGCGCGGACCGATGGCGTTGTACAGCAGGTGATGCACGATGCGGTCGCGGAAGTCGGCGGCCCAAACTTCGCGCGGTTTTGGTCGGGTGATGACGAAGCAGATGCTGCGGCCGGGGCGATAGGTGCCGGCCTGCAGCTCGTCGTGCAGCTCGATCAGGTTGCGCTCAAGATTAAGTTCAAAAGCGATGGCGCTGGGCTTGTTACGCTTGGCCTGGCGGCAGTCGAAATACGCCTGCACCAGGGCGGGGAAAGTAAAGGCGGCATGGGGTGGCGCGGCAAAGGTGCTTTGATCTGCGGACCAGCACGACCCGGTAGGCGTTGTCCTTGTGGTTGTTGTTCTGGTTGCCATCGTCGAAGTTCTGGCACCAGGCATAATCGTCGTTGCCGGCGTGCTGTTACCTGTCGTGCAATTCACGTCGCCCGGCCGGAACAGGTCCAGCTGGGAAGCTGCGCCGGACCGGGCCGCCGGGGCGGTGGTATCCGTGGTGCGCATGGCGGTGGCGAAGGGCAATTCACCCTGCGCCAGCGGCACGACCAGATTAAAAGAGCGGTCTGTCATGATGGCCTTGACCTTCATGCGTCTGCCGCGACTGCTGTGTGCGCCATCCATTCGTTTGCTTGCCGACGCTGGCCACCAGCTCGATCGCTTGGGCATACTGCGCCCGCGAGATCAGCTGGAGGTCACACGACAGGCGGATCAGCAGCTCGATGGTCTCTTTGCGCTCGATGATCTCCATCAGGTGCGGCTGCTTGTCCTGCGCCACATTGGCGCGCAGGATCAGGATGGCGATCTTCAAACACTGGTCGCGCAGCTCGCCGCCGAGGGCTTGCTTGAATTCCCTCGGCATGTTCTTGACGAGCCGCACGATGAGCTGCAACAGCTCATAGACCGTTTTGTAGAGCGGTAGATCGGAATGGAGTCCCATGCCTAAAATCGAAAAGCGCTAACGCGGGTTAATGACTGAATGACTGAATGGCGACTCTGCGGACCAGCACGACCCGGTAGGCGCCGTCCTTGTGGCTGAAGTACTGGCCGCCACCGTCGAAGAGCTGGCACCAGGCATAAACGACGCTGCCGGCGTGCTGATCGCGGGTCCAGTGCCACTCAGGTTCGTATTCGCCTTCTTCGCGCGTGGCGTACATCAGCGCACTCTCGACGCGATCTGGCAGTTCGGCACCCTTCTCCTTCGCGTAGTCGAGCGCCTTGGCCCACTTCATCTTCTTGCCGCGTTCAAGCGGCAGGCGGTAAATGTGGTGGCCCGTGCCATCGGCGCGGATGATGGTTCCGACGTAGCGTTCGCCTTCGGCGGGTGCGGGCTGGACCGGTTGCGGGGCAGCCGGCTGTGTGCTAATGCCGAGATTCTTTTCCAGCCATGCACTGAACAGGGATTCGGTAGCGACCGTCAGCTGCGCGCCGCCGACGTCAAGGGTGGTGGTGGTGTTCATGAAAATCTCCGAATGACTGAATGACTAAATGGCGACTCTGCGGACCAGCACGACCCGGTAGGCGTCGTCCTTGTGGTCGTGGTGCTGGTTGCCACCGCCGAAGTCCTGGCACCAGGCATAATCGTCGTAGCCGGCGTGCTGTGTTGAGCTCCAGTACCAGGCCGGATCGAAGGCTTCGGCGCCATCAGCGCGGAAGGCTTCTGCGGACGTCTGCAGCGGGAAGTCGGGCGTGTAGGGATAGGTGGGCGGGACGGCCGAAACGTTGAGGCCGGAGCGGCCATAGGGATAGTTCTGCTCGGTGGTGGGCTTGAGGCTGCGATAAAGCACTTCAAGCTCGTCTATGGCCGGGATGTACCAGTCAGCGTAGTCGGCGATGCGCTGTTCCAGCGCCCACTGGGCGATCTTGCTGTCGGCGACGGCCATGGCCTGGGTGTTGGCGAGGCCATCGTTCCAGGACTGGGCGCCGGGGATGGCGGCGTACTTGTCGTGCCACTCGACGTCGTTGTGCTGGCCGGTAGCCTTGGGGGCGCGGACCAGGGCGAATGACTGTTCGCCAATGCGGATTTTGCCGGCATAAAAACCGCCCTCGAAGGGTGCGCCGATGGTTGGGAGTTGCGGTTTGCTCATGGTGTGGACTCCATCTGTGGTGGGAAAATCAGGGCAGTCGGTACTTGTCGCGGCAACGAGCGCAGGCGCCGTTGACGAGACGTGGATTGGGCAGGCCGCAGCGGTCGCAGTCGCCGGGTTCGCCAGCGGGAATGCCGGCCGCGGCGCGGCGGATATCGGCCTCGCGGTCGGCGATGTATTCGGCCGCGCGATCGTTGGCCTGGTCGATGATGTCGCCGCGCTCGCTCATGCCAGTCTCTTGGCGCTGCGCCAGGCGCGTGCGAAGGTGAAGGCGAGGTGCTTGTCGCGGTAGAGCCGCAGCGCGATGATCAGCCGTCGCATGTCTCGGCCTCCTTGCGCAGATGGTTGGCGACGATCTGGTCGGCGATGGCGCGGGTGCGCGTCGCCAGTTCGCAATAAACCAGTTCAAGGCTCATGCCCTGGCGCAGCGCACCGTCGATCTCGATGTCGACGCTGGCGCCAAATGCGGTGGTGTAGTGAATGTCGCGCTCGGTGATGATGAGAGGCGGGCAGGTCTTGAGTGTCATTTCGCGCACCTGTCGAGCAGCACGATGGACCCATGATCGCAGCGCACCGGCCGGCTGACGACCACGGGGATCTGCAGGGGTGTCGCGCGCTCAGTGATCCAGCGGCAACAGAGGCGCAGCGCGCGCAGGGGGATGTAATGCGAGCTCATTGTTTCGCTCGCTTCGCTTCAAGCCATTCTTCCCAGGCTTTCAGCATGCCTTTGGCGAAGCGGATCAGTTGTTCATGCAGTTTCAGGTTGGCGGTGTCCATTCACGTCTTCCCAAGTTGGTTGTTGAGTTCGTCAAGCAGTGCGGCGGCCAGCCAGCGGTCGCGGCGGATCAGTTGGCTGGCGATGGCGACGGCGCCGTCCTCGACCGTGAAATATTCGATTGTCAAACTGATGCGCGCGGCCGGCTTGCGGGCGGATACCTGCTCGCCGGCCTGCGCCCGCTCGATCAGCGGCGCGCGCTGTTCGGCAGGCAGGGACTTGAGCGCGTCCAGCTCCACGCCCTTGTCGAGTGAGGTGCCGGCGACCTTGAGCAGATCCTCGCCAAGGGCTTCGGCGCGGGAGAGGTGGCGGTTGATCTGCGACTTGGATTCGCCGGACACGGCTGCAGTTTCCGAAGAGAATTCAGTAGGTCGACCGCCTTGAGGTTTTGGCGCAATTTGCGCCGAAACCCCATGAGGATGCAGCGCCTCCCAAATCTCCTTCCGGCGCTTGATCGCCACCGCTCGCTGCGCCGGGGTGAGCTCCGCGCGGCAAAGGTTTTCGTCGATTTCGATCAGTTCTTTTTCGAGGAAGCTGACCTCGTCGCCAAGTTCGATCGCGTCGATGGTCTGCCAGCCGAGGCGGCGGCAGGCTTCGACTCGGTGGTGCCCGGCGACCAGGCGATAGCCCGCCGTAAACACGCCGCCGCGCATCAGTTTGGTTTCTTGCACGATCACCGGCTGTAACAGGCCAATCCGGTCGATGCTGTCCGTCAGTGCGTCGACCACTGCCGCGACCAGTGGTCGCGCGCCTTCGGCCGGCACGACCATGGCTAGGGGAATGGCGTTCATTTGCCGCCCTTGCCAAATGGGGTGCCGACAATGAGCAGGCGCCAGTCTTCGGTGCACTTGAGTATCTTGAGTTCGCGCCCCTGCATGAATGCGTTCCATGCCAGGGCGGCCTGCTGTACAGATACGTTGTGAATCGCCAGTGCATTATTGCGATTCCCCAGGTCACGCGACAGCGTCAGCCGCGGGTCGGCCTTTTTGAGGTTCGCGCCCTCGGCAACGCTGCGCCAGAACTCGTGCGCCTTCTCTTTTTGATAGCGGTAGGTCACCAGCGCAACAGCAAGCGTGCCGCCGCGCATCAGTGACCGGCGCAGATGTGGCAGTGGATCGCTGATGTCTTCATGGAATAGTTTGGCTTCCTTGGCCCATTCACCAATCCATTGCAATTTGTTCGCTGTATTGCGTGCTGCCACTGCCTTTTCGCCTTTGTTCGACCCGGATGGCGCAATCATGCCGTTGTTGATGAAGCCGACCGCAGAATACAAATATCCAGTCAGTTGCCTCGGCAGGCTGTGCGCGTCAGAAACGCCAGCAGCATTCAGCAACTGCTGCGTGGTGCGCACCCCGGCGACCTTGTCGAACTGTGTGTAGACCATGCGCGCCTCGTGCTCGTCCTTGACGCCCTGGACGATAACGCCAATTTTTTGAGGCTTGCCGCATTCGGCAATTGCGGTCAGCCGGGTCTGGCCATTGACCAGCCACAGCGCGCCATCTTCGAGCTGCACAAAATGTATGACGTGGTGCGGGTTCCATGTGCCGTCTTCGATGCTGCGCTTGGCGTCGTATAAGCGGTCTTCTGTAATCCTGCGCTGCACCGGGAAGTTTGCCTCGTCAATGACGCGGCGCGCGATGCCTGGCGAAACCACGATCGTGCGGCGGTCGTCTGCTTTTGCCAGCATGCCGAGAATGATGTCGCGGATTGAAAAGCTCTTGTCTCCGTGGTCCTTGCGCATTTTTGCGGCAGACTCGAAGGCCATGGATATTTGCGTCTTTTTACTAGTGATGGAGGCCGTGTTGGCGTGCATGAGTAGTTCCTTAAAAGTTGCCGCGATTGCGGCGGGGTTGAAAAATCATTGGGTGAGCGGTTAGATCAGACTCGGCTGAACAGGCAGGGCATGGCGCGCCGTCTCGCCAGCGCCGACTTTTCCAGCGCGCGCAGGGGCACGTAGTGGGCGGGCATCATGCCGGCCTCACCGAGACAACGATGCGCATGCCGAATTCATTGACGGCGGTGAGCCAACAGTCGTACCAGCTGGCGGCGATGGCCGGGTAGCGCGTGCGCTTGCCGGCTTGATAGACGGTGACGATGTAGGGTTTCATGCTGCGATCCTCCATGGTTCGTTCTGCTTGACTTTGAGCAGGTCGGTGCTTCGGCCGGGGGTGTAGCGCTGGCCTGGGGCGCGCATCATCAGGCCTTCTCCACCGAGAGCCTGAATGGCGGTCATGTGATCAAGCGCGTCGGCGGTGCTGGTGCAGGTGCGCCATGGGATGGCGCAGGCATTCTGGTTGCCGGCGAGTGCGTCTTCCGCGCTGGCGATGCGCTCGGGCCAGTCGCCAGCGGCCTGCGGAGCGTCGAAGG